TTTTTTTGTGCCCGATTCTCGCCGGGATGGCGACATGCATCGCTGGGAAGCGACGCAGAGCACTGGCTCACCCACACGGATGCATCCGATAAATGCAAGTAGAAGACGATGACTGATGAGAACGTCAACCCTGACGTGCAGGCTGAATTCGACCTGAATCAGCTTGACCCCGACTCACTGCCAACCGATCCGGAAGCGCTGATCAGGCTTCTGGGTGGCGCGCAGACCGAGTCGCCTGAACCGGATGAAGCGCAGGACGAGGATCCTGCGGAATCGGAGTCGTCCCCCGAGGCGGTCAAGACCGAGGAAGACGAGGAGGCCCCCGTGCTGTCGGCTGATGGCAAGCATGCGATTCCCTTTGCTGTGTTGAAGCAGGAGCGGGAAGCGAAGCGTGCCCTGGCTGAACAGAACGCCCAACTTCAGCGTGAGCTGGAGATGCTGCAGCAAGCCAAGGCGTCTGGTACGCCGGTCGAAGCGGCCGTTGATATGGATGATCCTGAACTCAAGGCGTTTGAGGAGGAGTTCCCGGAACTCGCCAAAGCCAACGCCAAGATGCGAGCGGAGAACCTACGCCTTCGCCAGGAAGTCGACGCGCAACGGCAGCAAGTCCAGGAAATCGCCGCGCACTTTAACCGTGAGCGGGAGGCCAAGCTGCAGCAGGACGCCGAGATGGTCAATGCGGCCATCGATGCGAATCCGGTGCTGCGGTACTTGCGCAGTGAAGAAGGGGACACGCAACTGTGGGAAGCCGCCGTTGCGATCGACAGCGACATGCAAGTCAAGCCGAAATGGAAGAACGCTTCCGTGGAGGAACGCTTTGCAGCCGTTGTGGCACGTCTGGAGGAAGACTACGGCCCGGTGAAAGTCCCCGCGGCCTATCAGTCTCCCGTCCGAAAACCTGCCGCCAAGCCCGTGCAGAAAGAAGAGCTGACGATCAACACGCTCTCCGATCTGCGCGGGGGTAGCAGTCCGGAGGCGACTGAACTCTCCGAGTCCATGAGCACGATTGATCTGCAGAACCATTTTCTCAATATGGACCCTGCTCAATTGGCGCGACTGGATCCCGAGGAATTCATCCGCCGAATGAAGTAACCGCGAACCGCCGAGAGGGCGGTTTTTTTATGCGCGTCGTGATGACGCCTTATCCCATTGCAGGACACTTAAATGGCACAAACAACTGTACCTGTGGGTTCTCCGTTAGCCCGCAAAATCTATGGCGCGGCCCTGTTTGCCCGAATCATTCAGGCGCCGAGTTTTACCAAAACCCTGACCGGTGAAGCCCCCAATCAGGGGTCTGCCGAGTCCAAGCTGAAAGGCCAGACGGCCGCCACGATGCCCATCGTGCGCGTGACCGATCTGTCCAAGACCCAGGGCGATACCGTGTCGGTTGACCTCTTCGACACCATCAACGGCAAGCCGATCGTCGGCGATCGTTCGGCGGAAGGCACTGGCGAAAAGCTGACCTCTTCCAGCATGGACGTGCGCATTGATCTGCTGACCAAGGCGGTGGATGCGGGCGCCAAGATGGGCAACCAGCGCACCGTGCATAACCTGCGTGGTGTGGCGATGGCCCAGCTCGAAGGCTACTTCCCGCGTCTCTACGATCAGATGGCGATCTGCCACCTAGCCGGTGCGCGTGGCTCCATGACCGGTCGTGACTGGATCATACCGACCGCGGGCGATGTGGACTTCTCCGACATCGCGGTCAACAGCATCAAGGCGCCGACCTATAACCGCCACTTCGTGGTGGATACGGCGTCGACCGGCAACATCATTCAAGGTGGTGCCCAGCTTAACAGTATCGGTAACACCGACATCATGACGCTGGAGCACATCGACACCCTGTCGCTGCTGCTGGATGACCAGGAGTTCCCGATGCCGAACGTCAAGGTGGCGGACGATCCTGCGGCGTCTGACGAGCCGATCAAGGCCATTCTGTGGGTCACCCCGCGCCAGTGGTATCACATGCAGACGTCCGGAGGCACCTCCAATACCTGGAGAACCTTCCTGCAGAACGCATGGGTCCGCAAGTCCTATGGCTCCAAGCACCCGCTGTTCAGCGGCGAACCGGGCCTGTGGAACGGCATCCTGGTCAAGAAGCTGCCGCGGTTTACCGTGCGCTTCGAGTCGGCAGAAGCCGGCGTCAAGTATGTCGCGGTCGGCGATCGCTATACCGGCACCGAGTCCAGTGTGACGATTGGCAGCATCAGCGGCTTTGCGGTTGAGCGCGCCATCCTCACCGGTGGTCAGGCGCTGGCGATGGCCTATGGTCGCAACAACGGCAACGGCGGTGTCTTCAACTGGATGGAGCGCGAGTACAACTTCAAGCGCGGCATCGAGGTGGCAGGTGACGCGATGTTCGGCATGAGCAAGCTGCGCTTCAACTTCGCCGACAAGAACGGCAACAGCGAACCGACCGATTATGGTGTCGCTGTGGTCGATTCCGTCGTGAAGCTCTGATCGATCCCCTATCGGGGCTGATCTTGGGATTGGCCCCTTTTCATTTCGAGGAATATCTATGGCTATTGTTACCGCAAGCACGCTGACTCGCTCGCCGACCAGTGAGCGCAGTTATGACTACAGCGACCAGGCATCCATCACCGCGACCCCGGCAACGGGCGATCTGTGGAACTTCCTGGTCATTCCGGCCGGCACCGAGATCCGGTCGATCACCATCCAGAATGCCGACCTCGGCACCGCGGCACCGTTGGATCTGGGCTTTGCCCCGGTCGATGGCTCAACCGGTGACGCCGATGCGTTCCTGGACGACTATGCCGCCGGTACGGCTGCCGCAAACGGTGTCCACTACCTCCTGGCTGCGCCCGTTCGGGTGGAGAAGGACAGCTTCTTGCAGGCTGTCTTTGGCACCATCAATACCGGTGCCTCCGGTGCGATCACGGTACTGATCAACGGCAAGTTGCTCGGACCTAAGTAAGTCTCGCCCGGCCTTGGTGCCGGGCCTTTAATTCGTGAAGGGCGTCCTGTGTGGCGCCCTTTTTTATGGAGCGGATCCATGATCAAGGTCAAGTACATCGGCCCCAAGCCGAGCCAGGTCTACCGGCTGAATGGCCAGGACATTACCTGGGCACAGGATGAGGTGCTGGAAGTCGCCGACAGCTTTGAATCGGCGCTGGCGATACACCCTGGCAATTGGGAAATCGTAGGTCACACAAACACCGTTGAACCTGTTGAAATTCCAGAAGAACCTGTGACGGAACCGCCCCTGGTGGACCTCGGCGCCATGGATAAACCCGCCCTGCAGGCTTATCTGCAGCGCGAACTGGGCCAGACGGTTGATCCGAAATGGAACGCCACGCGCCTGCGCAAGTATGTGCAGGACATTATGGGCAAGCGAGCATACGACCGGTAATGGCTTACACCACGTCTGAAGATACGGTGACACTCGAATCCATGGTCGGGCCGATGATGCTCGACTGCCCGATTCCGATCGTGGTTCAGGCGCTGCTGTGGGCGACGATCGAGTTCTGCGAGCGCACCCAGATTTATGCCAACACGCAGAGCCGCACCCTCGCAGCCGGCACGCAAAACATCGCGCTGACGCCTAGCGATGACGCGATGATCACCGATCTCAAAGAGGTGCTGTGGGATGGCGAACCCATTCAGCCCATCACCCGCCAGGACGCCAACGAGATCACCAAGCTGAACCCGACCGGGTTACCGCTCGGCTTCTACCGGCCCAATCCCGAGACTTTGGCACTGGCCCCGGCCGCTGAAAAGGCGGGCGTCATCAAAGTCACGATGATCCTGGCGCCCTTGCGCAATGCGACGTCCATCCCGGCGTTTCTGTGCGATCAGCATCTGGAGGCGCTGGAAGCGGGCGCCAAGTACCGGCTGACCCGCATGAGTAACCGCCCCTGGTTCGACCCGCAGTGGACCGACTTCCGGGCGCAGTTCGAGCATTTGATTGGCAGCTACAGCATCCGCGCCGATAAGGATGGCACCCGCCGACCGTTGAGGTCCGCACCGAGTTTTTAACCCGTCGAGATGACGGCTTTTTTCGCGTCGTGATGACGCTACTTTCCCGTAGCAGGAACCTTACATGGCACTGACCGCTAAGAACATTCTGGACCGGGCGTCCATGATTTTTCAAGACCTCACGAACGTGAGGTGGCCGGAGACGGAGATCCTCAACTGGTTGAATGACAGTCGGCGCGAGCTGGCGGTGGTGCGACCGGATATTTATTCGACGGTGGCGACCAAGGCGCTGACCGCCGGGGCCAAGCAGGAGCTGCCCGCTGATGGGCTGCGGCTGATGGACATCCCCCGGAACACCAGCGGCGCGGCGATTACCGTGACGCAGCGCGGCTTCCTGGATCAGCAGAACCCTGGCTGGCACCAGATGGCGGGTAGTTCTACCGTCAAGCATTTCATGGTCGATGAGCGCAACCCCAGCACCTTCTGGGTGTATCCGCCGGCCACCAGTGGCGCTTCGGTGGAGGTGATCTACCAGAAGGCGCCGACCGATTACACCACCAGCTCGACGCTGACCGCTTACGAGGAACTCTATGGCGGGGCGATGGTGGATTACGTCTGCTATCGCGCCTTCAGCAAGGACTCGGAGTACGCCGGCAACGCCCAACGCGCCCTGGCCCACTACCAGCAGTTCGCCAATGCGCTGGGCCTCGGACGCCAGAACGATTTCGCCAGCAGCGCCAACACCAACAACATCGGCGGCGCGGCGAACAACCCGCGGGGCGGTGGTATCGGCGGGGTCCCAACGCAACGGGGGGGCTAAGTCGTGAGCACATCCTCCAAATATTTTGCCGATGACATGCGGGTCGGGGACTCGTTCTACCTTGAAATCCAATACGACGAGTCCACGGACATCACTGGGTTCACTCACACTTTCACGATGCGGGAGAACTTTGACGAACCGCCTGCGCTACAGGTCGTGTCTACCGTGGGGGACGATCCCGCAGATCTTATTGTTGAGCGGAAAGCGATTATCCGAGTGCCTCCCGCAATGACAGCGCTACTGGCCCCTGGAAAGTATGTATGGGACATCCAGGCTGAAGTGCCAGCCACGGTGTCACACGGAGCGGATATAATGACGCTTGCCCCTGACCCCGATGACTTTAAAGATCGCATCCGGGTTGTTCCTGAAGTGACTGTCGCAGAGGATTAAGATGGCCAGCTTAATATCAAACATTGTCAGCATTACTGGTTTTCGCGGTATTCCCGGAGCGGTGCCTGAACTGGCTGTTGGCTTGGTAACCACTGGGTTGCCCGGATCTTCTGCGGTCGTAACGATTACCGGGACGCAGCTTGACCCAGTGCTTAATTTCACCATTCCTCGCGGCGACACTGGGACGCTGACACCAGATCTTGTTGCCGCCCGAGATACGGCGGTGGCTAGTGCCGAAGCCGCTACGATTGCGGAGGCCAACGCCGAGGCCGCTAGAGACGCAGCAGTTGTTAACGCCAACCTATATCCGGATGAGGCCACCGGTCGCGCTGCTGTGGCAGACGGCGCTTATTTCCTGGTCGCGGGTAGCGGCAATGTGGCTGCGTATGTCTATCGGCGCGTTAGTTCGTCCGTCTCAACACCGATAACGGATTATCCGAGCAAAGCGGCTTACGACAGTATTCGTAGCGTCGGCAAGAACATCTTTGACAAAGATCAGACCTTCCTGGCGAACTCAATAATCAACACCACAACTGGGTTGCCATCGACTAATCTGGCTTTCACGACCGAGGTTTCTGGTTTTATCCCTGTCACAGCTGCGGCCACCTATGTCAACAACGCCCCCGCGAACATCAAGATCGCCCAGTACGACGCCACAAAAACCTACGTTGGGGTCTATAACCTAGTCTATACCGCATCTGCGCCCCTCACCTTGGGGGCAACGACCCATTTTATAAGGATAGAGGGCGGCGGGTTAAGTGGTAATACCACTTTGCAGATAGAAGACGGGGCCATTAAAACGGTCTATGAACCTTACAAGGAACTGATCCGCGCGAGCATCGTTGATACAGACTCCGTCATCGCTTCCATTAAATCTAAGTCAGCATTTGCCGAGCCGGATGTATACAAAAAGGTCGGAAAGAACCTATTCGACTCATCTCAAGCGTTTACAGCGAATGCCACAATTAACAACACGTCAGGAATGGTTGCCACTAGTCCAGCGTGGACAACCTCGGCATCTGGATTTATTCCGGTTACTCCTTCGACTCAGTACGTCAATAACGACGCCTTCAACTGGACGGTGTATGAGTATGGCCAGGATAAGCAGTACCTATCTCTGTACGGGAGCATAAACAAATCAGCGCCTCGTGCTATAGGGGCTGCTACGCACTTTATTCGTGTCGTCCTAGAGCCGTCGAAAATATCAGGGGGCCAAATAGAGGTAGGCGCGGTGTCCACTGGCTATGAAAGTTACTATAAGCTGGTTGATAACGAAAACCTGAATCTATCTGCCATTATTTCAGATTCGGAGGATCAAGGACTTTTAGACGCCTACTTACAAGAATCGGTCGGAAAAAACCTGTTTGAAATTAGTGGGCCAAGTGTGGCCTCATCCGTATGGGGAAGTGGCGGTCAGGTCAGCACGAACGCGGCTTTCGCCGGCAGCACCGTCTACACCGACTACATGCCCGTAGCGCCTTCCACTGCCTACATTGCTAACACTGTCTACACCGCCAAGATTGCTTGGTATAACGCCGACAAGGTCTACATCAGCCAAGGAAGTACATATTCCACACTATCCATTACCAGCCCCAGTAATGCGGCATACGCCCGTCTGGGTACGACGTCAGCAGTCGAGACCGACAAGATACAGTTCGAGCGCGGGACAACTCCGACGATTTATGAGCCTTACACCCTGGCGTATAGGGGTAACCTGGATAAAGGCAAGATCAATCAAGCCTTGCAGTGGGCGGACAATACCCTGGCGCTCCCTTCCAAAATCTACATGTTGGCGGGCAACCAGAACAACATCTACTACCAGGCCATCCAGCGGCGTACCGTGCGGGATGTTTTCTTTACCCGCATTAACGGCACTGGGTTCGGCAACAACGAGCGCAAGGCCTGGGCGACTCCTGCCGCAGCAGGCGATGTTGCTTTAACCGCTACCCTATATGACGGGGAATTTGATCCCGTCGCCACAAAAACCACTACGGCAGTCGTAAAAAGCCCGTCAACCCCGTCAACCGCGTTCAGTATGTTGGCCATCGGCGACAGCATGACGTTTGAGGGGCATTGGCTAAACCGGATTCAATCACTGATTCCAGCGATTACCACGCTGGGCATTCGAGCGGGGGCTTCTCAACCAAGTGTATTCCATGAGGCGAGAAGCGGTTGGTCCTTAAAAAACCTCTTCGAGCTGTACGGCGCTCACGCAAATTACGGATTCACTCCGTTCATGCACCCGGTCGGCGCCTATCGGTACATGGGCACCACTAAAACCTGGAAGCAAGTTGCCGCCGCACCGACTCATGCCGATGTTGTAGGGATGACAGCGATCTACGCCACCTTGGGCATTGACGCTAACGGTCGACCCACGAAAGACCCAGGCTCTTCTACGCTCGCCGCCAACGCAGTGATATACGACGACGCCACTAGCGTCTTCCAGGTATGGGACGGCAGCGCGTGGAACACGATCACCGGGCTTACCTGGGAGTTCAACTTCACGAAGTACCTTTCAACATTTGGTGTAGCCACCCCGAATGCGGTTGCCATTATGTCGGGGTATAACGATTTCTCCGGGAATACGGTGCCAAGAGAGGTGTCGTTCAAACTGTTCCCTGCATGGAAAGCGCGAGTGGACACGATGATCGCTTCCGCCCAAGCGGCGGGCGTCGGCAAGGTGGCTATATTGATCCCGCTGTCCGTGACCGGCAGTTTGAATACCGACACGGGCGCTCGGTTCACCCGACGCATGGACGCCACACTTTGGGAAGTGAGAAGTCTTATTATCCAGAACTACGACAATCGTACCGGCGAGGGCATCTATCTGGTAGACGCGGGCAGCTCGGTCGACCCGGATTATGGCTTTACCGTCATTACACCCGATTGGCCCGGCGATGCAGAAAAACCTTTCGCGGAATACACAGGATCTGCCGTCATCCTGACCCACAACAACGACCCGCACCCCAATGCAGAGGGCTACTACCAGTTGGCTGCTCGTGTTGCCGGCTGGATTCAATCGGTTCGTTGAGCGCCGTAATATGACTTTAATCGACATCAACAAATTCGCCGGTATCATCAAAAAAGTTGATCCGACGCTGCTGCCACCAGAGAACGGTCAGTCAGGGCTAGACTTCCCGCTGGATAACGGCGCCTTGCGGGCCTGGAAAGATGTTGAGGTTGTCGGGCGCAGCATTACTTATAGGATCACCGGGGACGCGGCTATTGCCTATACGGTTGCGTTCATCTGGAACGGAGCGAGTTGGTGGGAAACCGCCCGCAGCATGAACATGAGCTAGGGGTAGGTTATGAGCCGAATTACCGTGCCAGGCTTTTCCGGCCTTAATCTCATTTCGGCCCCGCAGCGTCTGGAAGATCACCAGGCGCAAGTGGCGGTGGATTGTGATTTTCGTTCCGGTGATCTGCGCCCCTACTATGGGGACAAGCTGTCGACCACTTTCACGGGTGCGACGACATCTCTCGGCGATCCCTCGACCATCTACTTGTACGACCAGGGGCAACTGATTCGGGATACGGGCGATAAGGATTTTGCGCGTAGCCCAGTCTTCTTTTCGGACGCTTCTAATGACAGGCGCGTTTTCTATTCTGACGCCGCCCTAGCCAGCGACGATGCAAACAGCTACCCCCGCACGCTGGATAATTTCCCGTCGGGCGGAACAATTCCTTCCGGGGCTTCTCTGCCAAAGCGGCTGGGGGTGCCCAAGCCAGCGCCATTGCAAAAATCCGTCGAAGCGCAGATCCGATCGGGAGAGATTGCTTTCGCTTCGTTCTACACCCGACCGATCGGCAATACGGCGCGTACCTACAATACCAAGATCACTACGTCGGCGGACCTACCGAGCAGCCTGAAAACCGGGTCGCAGATTCTGGTGACTTTTCCCGGAATGGACCCCGGTCCCTACACCATTGCGTTAAATGGGACACGCAACATAGAGCTTCTCAATACCGGACTGAAACAGATCGCGGCGGGAAAAGCGGGGTCGCTGGATGGGACGACCTGGATCAATATGACGGTGGGTAAACCACTGTGGATACAGGTAGCCTCGGGTGCATCGCTCGGTGTGGACGTTGGGGATCAGATCGTCTTAACTTACAAAAATAATGCAACGCTACAGGGCGTTCTATCTCGGGAAGCCATTTACTCTGTAGGTGAAGTATCGGGAAATCGTTTTACCGTTGTCAATTCAGCCGGTGGGTTTCCTCACACGGGCACGTTTAGCGGAGCACTCGCTGCGGATCAGAAGTTGCGCTACGCCAAACTGGCCGACGTTGGTAATGCGCTGGACGCATCGACTACGGTCAACCTAGTCACGGGAACGATTGTCCCCCCTGCGCTAGTCATCCTTCATACCAAACAAACTGGAGAAGTGGCGACCTGGGAAGACGCCGCCACGATCGACACCGTGCGGTCGCGCGCTTACTGCGTCACTTTTGTTAATGCGTCTGGAGACGAATCCGAACCCTCACAACCAACCGACCCGATCGACGTGGTGCCGGGGAGTCCGGCGTTGTTCCCTGCGGCGTCGCTACCTATTGCCTCCTATGACGAAACAAAGTACCCACTTGCGGCGTACACCCAGCCGACCAAGCTGCGTATTTACCGTACCGACGAGTTGGGTACGTTCCGCCTGGTGACCACCGAGGAAGACGACGCCAATACCATTACCTGGGCAGAAGCGACAAACCCTGCTTTCACTTTTACCGATAGCAAGACCGACGCACAACTTGGCGAACCGCTCGCGACGACAGGGTGGGCGGTGCCGGTGCAGGGCATCAAGGGACTGATCAACGCACCGAACGGCGTTGTGGCTGGCTTTCGCGGGAGAACGATCTGGGGGACGGTTCCTTATGCGCCTTACGCCTGGCCCATCGCGCATCAGGTAGCTACTGAGTACGAGGTGGTAGGTCTAGCGCCGACTTCATCCGGTCTGGTCGTGGTCACCAAGGGAATGCCCTACATCCTGATAGGCGACAGCCCGGCTAACTGGTCCATGCAGAAGCTGGAATACCCACACGGATGCGTGGCGAGACGGTCGATTGTGGATATGGGTGAGTTCGCTATCTACGCCAGCCCCGACGGGTTGGTGGCCGTCTCCGGGGCCAATGTCCAACTACTGACTAAGCCGGTCATGACACGGGAACAGTGGCAAACGTATCTGGGGTATGTGGGTGACAAGTCCACGCTCAACGCCGCACAGGTAGAAGGCCGCTATCTGGCGACCTACACGGACTCGCTGGGCGCCAAGAAAGGGTTTATCTACGACCCGCAGACGCAAAGTTTTACCGATTTGACGCTGGACGCCGTGGCATTTTGCAATGATCTGGTTACCGACGTACTACTTATATTGTCCAAGGCAGACGGCAAAATCTACGGGTGGAACCAAGACATAGCGGCATTCAAGGCATACAAATGGACCTCCAAGTGGTTCCAGTTACCAATCCCTGAGCTGATGGGTGTGGCACAGATTTTTACGACCAGGGTCGATCTCACTGGGCGGACACTAAAGTTCGTCTTGCATGGATATGACAACAACGCAGCCGTAAAAATCTACGAAATCAGCACCAGCACCTCGCCGGATGCAATCCTGGGTAACCGACCGTTTCGCATCCCTTATGTCGCGCCCGGTCGGTTCACGGCATTTCAGATCACACTGGAAGGTAGCATCCCAGTCGGTACGGTAATGGTGGGGCGCGTCATGGACGAGATGAAAGAAGCGCCGTAATGGGATTACGTAACGTCCCCACCACGATCAAGGACAGCACACTCGCTGGGTTTTTGCGCGAATTACGCAATGCGATCAGTGATGTGTCCAGCCAAGTCGACGGACTCTCCAGATCGACACTGACACAAACGACTTCATCGGGAGGGGGCACAGCACCCCCCGAACCAGCACCGGACCTTCCTGTCCTGACCACATTGGTGTTAGCGGTAGACCCCCCCAACCCGGCGGTCGGGGCAACGGTCACTCTGTCGGCCAGTGTGGTGGGGAATACTCCTACCGGCACCGTGGCTTTCTACGATAGCACCGCATTGCTGGCTACGGTATCGGTCACCGATGACCTAGCGATTTATACGACGAGCGGTTTTACTCAGGGGACGCACTCGCTTTACGCCCGTTACTCTGGCGACGCGAGGAACTACTCGTCCAGCAGCAATCTGGTGACGTTGGTGGTGGGGTCAGTATGGGATGGACCACCCCCAACACCGACTAGCCTGACCGCGGAAGGAGTTATTGGCTACGTCGCAATCAAGTGGACCAACAGTTACATCGGCGACCGCGATGTGACCGAGGTGTGGGCAAGTCTCACTGACAACGTGGCAGTAGCCAGCAAGCTTGGCGAGAGCGCCGGGTCCGTTTTCCTACACAAGCCTGCGGCGGGCAGCCCCACCTGGTACTACTGGGTGCGTAACCGTGACGCAGGAGGGCTTTATAGCGCCTACTACGATCCGAATGCGGGGACGACTTCGGTAATAGAGGGAACCGTCGGGTCCATTACGACCGTCACCGGGACCGCCCCCATTACGGTTTCCTCTAACCCGACGACGCCCATCATTGCGATTACCGCCGCGACAACTTCAGCCGCCGGATCAATGTCCGCCGCGGACAAGGCCAAGTTGGATGGGATTTCGGCTGGTGCGGCTCCAGGCACCGTCACCTCCGTCGGCGGCACCGGCACTGTCTCTGGCCTATCCCTCTCTGGCACCGTCACCACGTCTGGAAACCTGACGCTGGGCGGGACGCTGGATTTGTCCTTGCCTCCCGCGATTGGCGGAACGACTCCAGCCGCCGGTAATTTCACCACCCTTGGCGCAACCGGCAATACCACCCTCGGAGACGCCAGCAGCGACACGCTAACAATCAACGGCACGGCAGTCTCTTGCCCGAATAACCTCAATTTCGACTCCAACACGCTGTTTATTGATGCGACGAATAATCGAGTGGGGGTTGGCACTAATAGTCCTTTAGGTCCACTGGAAATTGCTGGGTCTGCTGGTACTGTTCGAGTTGGGGCAACCGGAGACGCTGTATATTTTTCAAGAAATGGCATCAATTATATCGTCGCAAGCGGTGGAGCAAACGGCGCTTTACAGTTTCAGACGGGCGGTTCTATTCGACGAATGGACCTTAATCAGAACGGTGCATGGTCGCTGAGGACAGCCGCCGACTCGGCGAAAGTGTCCATATCTCTGGATAACACCGTTGAAAATGCACTGGCGCTGGATTCGAGCGCCAATCTGGCAGTAGCTGGAACTCTGTCATCAAAAACACAGGTCATAAAGTCTGCCGCTAATAACCCATTCGGAAGCCTTAACAGCATTACCAGGGCTACGCAAGTTATATCGGTCTCCGGAACGACATCAACCTGTACGGTGACATTTAATTCGGTATCGTCTTGGACCAACGCGGTTATTCGGGTTAGGTGCGCTTGTACCGCTGGTGGTGGAGTTTCCGAAGGTGCTGCTGAAACAATTTACTACACGAGACATGTTTCTTCTACGACAGCAAGAACGATCGTCGCTACGAATGTTACTACTTCAGCCGGGTTGGTGTTGTCCATTGCATACGGTACTGGAACAGCCACTATTACTGCGACGGTTGCCACTAGCGTGTATGTATTATGGGACGTTGAAGTATCTAACTTCATTAGCTCATCAGTATTAGCGTTTTCATAATTAGAGGACAAAAATGGCAGATTACAAAGAACAAACCGTATCTGGAACTTCGTGGCAACGCTCATGGCAGATTGTCATGGGCAATCCGCTGGGGGGACTTCCCACCGTCAGATATGACGAAGAGCAAGTTATCAACCTCGACTCCGAGCAGATTCGCAAATCCGTGGACGGCGGAGGGATTGGGTACACGATAGACCCATTTGCTGAGATCGAATTAAGAGACACCGACACGCTGGAAAAAACCGGAGAGACAATTTCGGTCAGTCTGATTCACCAAGCTCTTTTTTCAGATTACCTCAATCGGGCTGAGACTCGTGATAGTCAGCAGGTTGAACTGGCCCCTGAAACCCCCGCCGAAGAATAAACCATGCCAGAAAAATCAGCCTATCCACGAACCTGATCAATAACATGCTGGCCTATCTCGGCACCAAGCCGTTTGCAGAAGTTGGCCAACTGATCCAGGCGGTCCAGCAGGGAGCACGGAGCTAAGTCATCCCGCCTGAACAGGTCGCGGCTATGCCAATTCTGCGGCGTCAATCACAGTCCCTGGATTCAGCGGCGTGGTCCGCATTCTGGCGCCACAGCGTCTGGAGGATCAGCTCGACGAAATCTGGAAAATCCTCCGTACCCTGAAGCTCCCCAAGGACGCGCAGGTCATGGTGGATGAGATCGACCGGATCAAGGCTAAGTACCCCAAACCCGAGTAGCAAAACGTAGTTGTGGACGCGCCTTGTCCAGCGTGGATGATGGGCGCATGAGCCAACTAATCCTCCAAGACATACGGGAGTGCTGGGACGAGATTCGGCCTGGCCTCGACCACACCCGGCGCAAGATCGACGCGCCCTGGCGGCCCGAGGACGTGTACAGCGCGTGCGTGACGGGCAAGGCCTACCTCTACACCGGCGACCCCGGTTTCATCGTCGTGCAGTCCCAGATCAACGCCTTTAACGGCCGACCGGAGATGTTCCTATGGGTGGCCTACGCGCGAGGCCAGGACAACATCGAAACCTTCCAGGACCAGGTGGACGAGATCGCCATCGAGCATGGCTTCGACCGCATCGTCATGTGGAGCAATCGACCGGGATTCCAAAAGTCGTCTGGCTGGCAATCGGTGGCGAACGTCTATGAGCGGGTGCTGCGTGCTTGAGCTGATTCAGGTCCGAGAGGGGGATATCGCCGTCGATAACCGGCAGAACTTCGCCAAGCTGGCGCAGGCTTTGTCGGAACTGGACACCACCTTCGAGCCACCGGTCTGGCATTACCAGGCTAAAGGGCTGTTTGGTCGGCGGGCTTTTGCGCCGGCTGGATCCTGCATCGTGACCCTCGTCCACAAGCAGGAGCATTTCACCGTGGCGCTCAGTGGTCGATGCCTGGTGGTCGATCAGGATGGCAACAAGACCGAGGTGGAAGCGCCGAATGTCTGGGTGACGCAACCCGGCACCCAGCGCGCCCTGATTGCATTGACCGACGTGGAATGGTTTTGCGCCTATGCGCATGAAGACGGCATACCGGAAGATCCGGAGTCGACCTTCTGCTGCAAGACGTTTGAAGAATACGACGAATTTATCAAGGCGCTGCCGGCGCCGGGAGCAGTGTGATGGTATTTGCAGGCGTGTCAGCGGCGACCATTGCCGCCGTTGGTATTGGGACTGTAGGCCTTGGAGTATCTGCCGCCGGTGCAGCGGGCGCATTCAGTGGCCCAGTCGATAACTGGGGACCCACCCCCGAAGAACTCAAAGCGGCATCGGTCAATCGCCAGGCTTACGAGCAGGGGCGCTTCTGGCAGCAGCAACTTGACCCGATGATGAATCGGCGACTCAAGGACGACCTGGGCTACCTCAAGCAGGCCAACCAGCGCACCAATGAATTGGGGCAGGAGCTGCGCGGCTTGGATGCCGATAGCAATTACCAAGGGGCCGCGGATCGCAGCGTCAATCAAATGTGGCAGCAGATGCCCAATCTCCAGCAGGGCATGACGACGATGGCGAATCGCTCGGGTGGACCGGGATCCGGACAGGCACTGGCCGCGATGGGCACCACCGCCAATGGGCTGGATGTGGCCATGCGGGGCGCCAATGCTCAAGGCCGGATGGCTTATCTCAACGAGTATGGGCAACGTCGGGGCCAAATGGGTCAGGCACTGGACCAGCAAACGCAGCGGGTCGGCGGTTTCCGTGATCAGGCCTTGTCGCGCTTTGGGGATTATCAGGAGCGACTGGGCACAGGCCTGAACCTGGTGACCGGCGGCGGCCAGAACGCAGCCAGCAATCAGGCAGCACGCATCAACGCCCAGGTCCAGAACAACATCGCGGCCAATCAGGCTATGGGTCAATTGGGTGGCTCGATGATGAGCCTGGGCATGGGCATGTATAGCGCCGGCAAGAAATAGGAGACGAACATGGGCATGGGCGGAAGTGGTGGGGCTGCACCCCCTAAAGGACTGGGTCCATTGCAGCAGGGCAATTACGACATCGGTCAGCAGATGATCGCCGAGAACACGCCGGCTGCTAACGCGGCCTTTTCGCGTTACATGATGTCCGAGAAACTCTTCAACAATGCGTTGCAACAGCAGCGCGGCTTTGCCAATCAGCAGGCCGACTTTGCCCGAGGCGGTTTGATGGTGAAGGGCCTGGGGCAGGTCGATAAGGCGCTGTCCGGCCCCAATCTAGCCCCTGGCATTCAGTCCCGCACGCTGGGGCGCATGGGCGTCCAGATGACCCCCGAGGCGGAAGCCGCGATGGCGCAGCAGCAAGCCCTGACCAGCGCATCCAGCCAGGTGGGCATCAAGAACCAGGCGCGCTTTGGTTTGGCCAGCGCGCAACGTGACATGAGGTTTGCCGGCGTATGAACAACGTAGGATTCAATTACGGCATGATGGGCCTGCGCAATCTGGACCGCTTGGGTGATGTCGAAAATCGCCGGATCTGGGACCAGTACGAAACCAGCGCCAAGGAGTCGGAAGCCAAGAATGAAGCCATCGGTACGCTGATCGGCACGGCCGCGGGCGCTGGATTGGCCGGGTACAAGGAGTACACCAAGGACCCGCCGATGGACAATCCGCCCGGCGGTGAGCAGGCCATTGGCAAAGCAGCCAAGGCATCCGTCTCGGCCAACCAGGTGCTGGGCGAGAACTCGGTGATCGCCGAGAAGGACGACAGCACGCTAGAGCAGAAGATGGACAACTATGCCGGGAATGGATTGGGCGCAGCGAGCATCAAGGACAGCTATGAGCAAAACGCGATGCCTGACATCCTGAAAGACCGCCCCATGGTCTTTGCCAAAACCCCAACCCGCAACCTCTTGTCATCCAGCTATAGCCAGACCTCTGATGGGTTCAAGCAGGCCCTCAATGGCGTCATGAATGGCTGGGGCGCATTTATCGGAGGCACCCCATGAACCCAGGACTCGCGTCCGTAACCCCGCAGCAGGCCATGCCGCCGGCACCGCCCCGGCAGGACCCGCAGCGACCCGAGCAGCCCCCTATGCTGGCAGCGTATGCCGGCGATGACAGGATGGATGAAGACGCCGACAAGACCGCCGAAACGGCGATGAGCCTGGTGGCCAATCCCAATGTCGGCCCCGCGCTGCAGCAGTTGCAGAAAGCCGGGCAGGCGTTCCAGAGCCAGGGCGAAGCGGCGTTTCGTAACCCGGAGACGTTGCAGGCGCTGTCTTTGGCGCTGAAGCCGATCATTGGCCAGTCGATTGGATCCCCCCTGAACGAGCAGGAAAGGGTGGGTGATGTGCAGATTGCCGATCTGATCCCGACCGGGCGCGACACCATGCAAGTCAAGCTGTTGGTGCAGCCCGTCACCGAGGAGGGTCAACCGTCCCGCGAACCCTACGAGGCCATGCTGACCGAGGGCCGTGTGCCGGAGCAGCAGGGTGGCAAGCCCCGCGAGCTGACTCAGCAAGAAGTGCAGCAGGCCATTCAGGGCCTGGCACAGATCCACCAGATGCAGCAGCAATTCCCCGACGATATCGCCCGCGTCCAGCAGGGACTGGCCAGTAAGCCACCCGACGACCAGCGACCGCTTTACGACCTTCTCACCTAACCACAAGGCCCGCCTCGCGCGGGCTTTTTGTTGGTAAATCGTAGTTCCCAAACGCCTGAAGCGATGCGGTAAAACACTGGCATTGCTGGAGATTTCACTATGGCCAACGGCTTTGCAATGCGCGGCTTTACCGAGGGGTTGACCTCGGGACTGCAGTCCGCCAATAAACTCTATGACTCCTACGTCGACCGCGACTTGCGCAGGGCCGAAGCGGAGCGTCTGCGTGCCGGACAGGAAGCCCAGAACCGCTGGTACGAGGCGCAGGCCAAGAACCAGGAGTTCGATAACTCGATCAAGTCCAGGGAATTGGGCATGAAGGAGCGGACGTTTGACCTGGCATCGCAGACCGACCAGATCAAGCTGGATGCCGCCAAAGAAGAGCAGCGCCGCAGTCAGTTGCAAGCCCAGTTCCCGGACATTCAGCTTCGACTGAAGAAGATGGAGACGCAGGGCGCGGATGCCAGTGACCTGGAAGCGCTGCAGGGCTTTGGCCTCGATGTCGGCCTACTGGGGGATGCGAACTACACGGCCCAGGCCAGGGAGATCTCCGAGCGACTCAAGTCCGGCCAGCTCAACCCCAACGATCCACAAGCGTTGAAAGTCCTGGCGCCGGCCTATCAGCAAAAGCTCGCCCGTAATTTAGGCGGTGTCGGCAAAGACGAGATGAGCGGCAAGGCATTTCGCGTGACCGGCAAGCAATTGGCCGGCTTTGAGCAAACCCCACAAGGCTATGTGCCACTCCTGACCGTAGAAGGCGTGGACGCCGATGGCCAGTATGCCGCCTATACCGCGCCCTATACCGCCAACGGCAGCAACGACCCGATGGAC